CAACATATTAATGAAAGCAGATCGCCTCATCAATGGAGCCTTAGAAGACTTAACGTAAACCATAAACTCACACTTCCAAGGATTTGAAAACAAAGGTTTAACAAAATTAATGAAACCGAATTTGGAATAAAGTCCATATAATTCATCCTTAATCTCCCAGTTCACCTCCTTGATCGTAATCAAAGCTTGATCAACCATTGTTACGTTCGCAAACGCACGTCTGATCATTCCCAGACCTATTTCTAAATCTTGCTTTCTACTACGTGCTCCAATTAAATCAACATCATCATGCTGAAGATCATAAACACGTGTTGGTACGTAAAAATCAGCGTCCGCTTGAACACATACAACACCGGCATCACGAACAACATACGGACAGAAATCACGCACATCTTTGTGTGGTTTTACTGAAACACACGTCACATGCTTACAATATTTAGTTGCTGATGAAGCGCATGCTCCTGGGTGTGACCCAAGGTCAAGCATACTATCAAACCGTATACCAAAAAATTTAACCGCAAATTCAAAACGCGCCGCGTGAAACCCATAACAGTTCACGGGCTGAGAATAAGGTGAAATATTCCGGACCAGCCTTTTAAATTGCTTACCAGCTAATTGAGAAGCTTTGTAACCTACATCGTTCGAAAACTCGCTCGCAGCGTCAAATAAATTACTATCGGTTTGCCGCGCTAATCTATCACAAACTACGTGTTCAGGCAACTTCGGCCAATTAATACGTAAATGTGAAGGAATTGGAACGCCATATAATTCTTCAATAAATGTTTTGTTCGGAACTGTGGGAAATTTTCGTGGAATTTTATCCAAATCAAAAAATCTCCAAGGGTGAAATTTGCGCATTCTATCATGAACCTCAATATATTCAACCCCATAATCCCTCTTGATCTTTCCTAACAGCTCATAACAAACATTCCTCACGTCCTCATTAAATGGATTGTCCAACAAATGACCAAGAATACGTTCAGCAGCTATAACAGGATCAGGACGATCCCGCCGTCTGGGATCCATCTCTTCAGGCATTAAAATACGAGCATGCGTCTCCACAGAGGCTCGAAAAACATAATAATACCCGTCTTTGAAATGAATATGCTTTGAAAGAAAATCAACATCACCCAAATATCTTGATGAATGAATAATCTTAATCTTCAAACCAAACCTTGTATATTCAGCGACTAACATATCATCAGTAATGGCGTCTGGAACTAACATAAGGTTATCATCGCCATACAATATATGTAACATGTAACCTAATCGACGCATTATACAACGAAAAATCATTTCATGCAACAAAGTGTTATCATTGCCAGTAGCAGCCCAACCACTCTTCATACCTTGAAGCAATTTAAAACAATGACCCAAAGGCATAAGAACTGAAGCTTCTACCATACTTATAATTATAGTCTCAAGCATCTTGCGGTAAGCAGAAGGAACTCCAATCTTTATCAATAAACCGTGATAGAATCTATGGAGCAAC